TCCTAGCATTTCAGTTACACCTAGTATATCTAGAACTCCTAGCGTATCTGTTACTTCTAGTGTAACTCCTAGTATTTCTGTAACGCCTAGTGTATCTGTAACTCCAAGCATATCCGTAACTCCAAGTGTAACTCCTAGCGTATCGGTTACACCTTCTATATCTAGAACTCCTAGTATATCTGTAACTCCAAGTGTAACTCCTAGTATTTCTGTAACGCCTAGTATATCTAGAACTCCTAGCGTGTCTAGAACTCCTAGCGTAACACCTAGTATATCAAAAACTCCTAGTGTAACTCCAACTGTAACTCCTAGTACATCAGTACCTGCTATAGCATTTACTACATCTACTAGCGATTTCGTAGGATTCTTTGAAGCTTGCGCATCTGGAACTCCAACTGGAGCTACTATATATCAAAGCCCGGTATATTCTGTTCCTACAGTTGGTCAGCAATTATATTCAAATCCTAATTTGATTCTTGCTAATCATTGGGCTCCAACTATAAGTTCAGAAGGATGGTTTAAATTTAATAGATCTAGTAGTAATTGGGCAGTTCAAGTTAACTCTAATGGATTAATAATAGATGTTCTAGATTGTACAGTTGTTCCTTCAGTAACTCCTAGCGTATCTGTAACTCCTAGTGTATCTGTTACTCCTAGTATTTCAGTAACTAGAAGTGTAACTCCTAGCGTCTCTGTTACTCCTAGTGTATCTGTAACTCCATCGATATCAGTTACACCTAGCGTATCTGTAACTCCTAGTATATCTGTAACTCCTAGCGTATCTGTAACTCCTAGTATATCTGTAACACCTAGCATATCTGTAACTCGTAGTGTTACTCCTAGCGTCTCTGTTACTCCAAGTAATACTGCTAAATACACAGTAACAGTTAGACATGGAAACTCTGCTACAAGAAGTGTTGGGGGTGTTACATCTGTAGTTTATAGGTTAGGTAGCGGCCCCCATACTAAGACTACATTAGCGTCAGGTATAACAGGACCAGATTGTGGTACAACTGCTTTAACAGGAACTATTACTAATGTAACAGCAGGAACCGAACTTACTATAGGAGCTCAAATTGCAGGTGCCACAGATCAAACATTTGGTGTAGCTGGATGTGCCGGTGGATCAACTACCAATTGTGGATATGATACAACTCCTTATCAAGTAACAGTAAACTCTAATATTACTATAGAATTAAAACTAAACGTATCAGCAGGTGCTTATACTACTTGTTAATAATTAAAAATAAATTTTTTTATTTGAAATAAATTTTGTATATTAAGTTATGGCTAAAATATTCGTTTCGATCGCAGCATACAGAGATCCCGAACTTCTTCCTACTTTAAAAGATCTCTTAAATAATTGTTCTGAACCTGATAATCTATACGTTTGTATCGGTTGGCAGCACTCTGAAGAAGATACTTGGGATAATTTAGATGAATATAAAAATGATTCTAGATTTACTATCTTAGACTATAACTATAAAGATGCTAAAGGTGTTTGTTGGATTAGAAAAAGAATTCAAGAACAATATAAAGGAGAGGATTATTACTTTCAGTTAGATTCTCACCATAGATTTAGTAAAGGTTGGGATACTACACTAAAAGATTATATTCACTATTTTCAGTCTAAAGGAAACAAAAAGCCTTTGCTATCAGCATATATACCAGGATACTTTCCAAAGAACGATCCAGAAGGTAGAAATGAAGAAGTGTGGAGTTTAAACATACAAAGGTTTATGCCTTCAGGAGTTATATTCTTAGAGCCTCATGGAGTAACTGAATGGAAAGAATTAACAGAGCCTTTTCCTACTAGATTTATATCGGCACACTTTATATTTACTTTAGGTAAGTTTGTTGAAGAAGTACCTTACGATGAGCATTTATATTTTCATGGCGAAGAATCTTCTTTAGCTGCTAGAGCATTTACATTTGGTTATGATTTGTTCTCTCCTCATAGAGCTATAGTTTGGCATGAATATACTAGAGATGGCAAGAAAAAACATTGGGACGATAGTCAAGACTGGGCACAAAGAGATCAAGCATCTTATGCAAGATATAGAAAGTTAATGGGTGTAGAAGGTACTTGCAGTCCTTGTACAAGAAAATCATTGGGAGTAGAAAATTATTTTGGTGAAGAGAGAACATTCGAAGAATATGAAAAGTACGCAGGTTTAAAATTCTCTACACAACAAATACATATAGAGGCAAAGAATGGTGAGTTTCCTCCAATCAAAAATGACTATGAATCTGGTTTAGCTCACATAAGAAAATATTGCATAGATATTTATAAAGGATCACTTATTGAGCAAGACTACGACTTTTTTGCTATAGCATTTCTAGATGATAAAGGAAATGATATTTATAGAAAAGATGCAGAAAAGAGTGAAGTATTAGCACTATTTACAGAAAATAAAGATGATCAATTTATCCATATTTGGAGAACATTTGAACATCCAGATAAGCCATACTCATGGAGAGTTTGGCCTCACACCGAATCTAAAGGGTGGATGGAAAGAATAGAACAAGTTATATCATATGAATAAGAAACCTACAATATTAGTTCACTTACCGGCATACCGTGATCCTGAATTAATTCCAACAATTAAAGACGCATTAGACAAAGCAAAGTATCCTAATCGTATACACTTCGGTATATGTAGGCAGTACCATCCAGAAGACGGATTTGATGATCTAACAGAATATAAAACAGATAAAAGATTTAAAATTTATGAGTGCTTATATAGTGAAGCTAAAGGTCTTCCTTGGGCAAGAGCTATAATTAATGAGCAGTTATTAACTGATGAAGACTATGTATGCCAACTAGATTCGCATCATAGATTTGCTCAGGATTGGGATGAGACATTAATACAAATGCATCTTGATTTAGAAGCTAAAGGATATAAGCCAATCATAGCAGGATACTCTCCTCTATATGATCCATTCAATGAACCTGGTGGTAGATCAATGGAACCATGGCAATCTCAATTTGTTTGTTTCTATCCTCATGGAACTATATTCATTAGACCTGGTTTATTACATGGCTACGAGAATATGACTGAACCTCCGATGTCTAGATTCTTATGTGGACATTTTGACTTCGCAAGATCAGAATGGGCAAGAGATGTAAGACATGATCCTAATATATATTTCTCAGGTGAAGAGATTAATCTAACAGTCAGATCATACACTCATGGCTATGATATGTTTCACCCGAATAAAATAGTAGTGTGGCATTCAACTATGCGTGAAGAAAGAGCTGGAAAATTAAAGTGGGATGATGATGTTAAACTAGGCAATGATTGGTATAACAAGCAAGAGACCGCTAGGAAAAGAATAAGAGTCTTACTAGGGTCTGAACAGGATAGCTCGGTGGATTTGACTGGATACGGCCTGGGAACAGTCAGAACAGTTAGGGACTACGAGAAGTACGCAGGCGTTAATTTTAAAACAAGATCTGTTCAAAAGTATACTCTAGATAATCAATATCCTCCTAATCCACATATTCAAGATGATCAACTTTGGGAAAAATCATTCATGGAATCATTTTATCACTTAGTAACAATATATAGACACGATTTCCCTAGGAATAATTATAAGCACATATTAGTCGCCTTTGATGATGATCAAGGTAATTCACTAAATAGTAAGTTTATAACAGATTATGAATTGCAGAATTTCATGACTAATGGAAACCACATTCATTATGAAGAGTATTTCTTAACAGACAAAACGCCTGCTAGAGTAGTATTCTGGGGATACACAGAAGAAGACGGCTGGGTAGAAAGAATAGAACACAAAATAGACTAGTGATAAATAAAAACGATATACAAAGTTTAGTAGGAAATCATGTAGCGCCCTACATTTATAATTCAAAAGTATTTGAACCAGGAAAAACTCCTATTTACTATTCCGGACCTTATTGGGATAATAAAGAAGTAGAAGCCGCAATAGATACATTTCTAAATGGAAAGTGGATAACTGCAGGAGAAAAAGTTTACAAGTTTGAAAATGCTTTTAGTAAAAAGTTTAATGTTAAGCATTCTCACATGGTTAATTCTGGAAGTTCTGCTAATCTAGTTTTAATAGCGGCTTTAAAGAAAAGATTTAACTGGGCAGATGATGATGAGATTATAGTGTCTCCGGTAGGGTTTGCTACAACAGTTTCTGTTCTATATCAAAATAAACTAAAAGCTGTTTTTGTTGATATTGAATGGCAAACGCTTAACTTTGATGTAAGTAGAATAGAAGAGAAAATAACTTCTAGAACAAAAGGTATTTTCGTATCACCGGTATTGGGAAATCCTCCTGATATGGATAAGCTTAAAGCTTTAGCAGACAAATATGATCTTAAACTTATAGGAGATAATTGTGATAGTTTAGGGAGTGCATGGAATGGTAATTATATAACAGACTACTATGTAGCTTTTTCTAATTCATTTTATCCAGCTCATCATATTTCTACTGGTGAAGGTGGAATGATATGCACTAATGACGATGAGCTAAAGTCTTTATTCGTAAGCCTTTCATGGTGGGGAAGAGATTGTTATTGTATAGGATCTGCTAATTTACTTTCATGTGGAACATGCGGAAATAGATTTGATAAATGGTTAGAAAACTATGATGGCATTATTGATCATAAGTATGTGTTTAGTGAAATGGGATATAATTTAAAACCATTAGATTTACAAGGTGCGATTGGTTTAGTCCAACTTGATAAATTAGATGAAATTGAAGCTAATAGAAAAGTTTCTAGAAATACTTTATCTAAAATATTCACTGATAATATACCCGGTCTAAGAATACCAGACGTATTACCTAAAGCGGATCCATGTTGGTTTGGTACTCCATTTATATGTGACGAACCAGGATTAAAACATAGACTAGTAGAATATCTAGAGGCAAATAAAATACAAACTAGAAATTATTTTGCAGGCAATATCTTATTACACCCAGGTTATTCTAAACTTGATGACTATACTTTATATCCGGAAGCAAATAAAGTACTTGACAAGGTATTTTTTATAGGAGCGGCTCCACATTATACAGAACCGGTATTTGATTATATAAATGATATTATAACTAAATTTAAATGAAAATATTAGTACTAGGAGATGGTTTATTAGGAAGTGAGATTGTAAGGCAAACAGGGTGGGATTATATTTCTAGAAAAAAAGACAATATTGATTTTATTAATGACTCACTATCTTTTTATTTAGGACATTATGATATTATACTAAATTGTTTAGCTAATACAGATACATACTCAACAGATAGAGAGAGTATATATTCTATCAATTATCATTTTATTATTAAGTTATCAAATCTTTGTAAAATATTAAATAAAAAATTAATTCACATATCTACAGATCATGTTTATGCTGATTCAGATTCTGATATTGATGAAAATGGTTTAGCTATACCGGCTCCAAATTTTTATTCATATTCAAAATTATTAGCAGATGAATATGTTATGTTTAATAATAATGATCATTTAATATGTAGATGTTCATTTAAACCAAAACCATTTCCATATAATAAAGGTTGGGTTGATCAATATGGAAATTTTGATTATGTTGATGTTATAGCTAATTTAATTATACAATTAATAAATAAAAATGCTAATGGAGTTTATAATGTAGGAACAGAGAAAAAAACAATATATCAATTAGCTAAACAAACAAATCCAGATATCATGCCAGGTTATAGACCAAATAATGTACCTAGTGATATAACAATGAACTTAGATAAACTAAATTCTATTTTATGAATTTAACTTTTTTCTTTGATAAAGAAGGAGCCGGGAATCCTTATTTTAAATATATCTACAATACTATATTTGATTTATTTAATTTAAAATTTCCTGAGCACTCTATAAAGCACCGACAACCAGAAGGATCATATCAAAGTTCTCCTGGTGGGATGTCTAATTTTCAAATTATAAATGATGAAAATAATAAAACTATTTTAATGTCTTTTTGGGACAGAGGAATGAATACATTTTTACCTGGTTTAGGATGGGAAAAATATAAAATAGTTCAATATATAGGAGGTCTAGGAATGAACTTAAATTCTAACCAGATAAAAGAAACTTATGGAATAGACCATTCTAATTTCCAATATCCATTAGGAGTTCCTAATAGTTATGATTATCTAGATCAAGTAAGAGTAGAATATAATCCAGAACAAAAGATAAGAAAAGCTATTTTTATAGGCGCTATATATGGAACAAGAACTCCACTGTCAGAGCTACTATCAAAACATGAATTATTTGAAGTACTAGATAACTCAACAGGGTATCACGGTTTGGAATATTATAAAAAGATAAATGAATATAGAGTATCGTTATCTTTTAATGGAAATGGTGAATTTTGTTTACGAGATTTAGAATCTATGGGGTTAGGAATACCATGCCTAAGATCTGAGTTAAAGACGCAGTTTTATAATCCACTTATACAAGACTACCATTATATTAATGGAGGACGAGTTTGTTCAAATGCTTGGTTTACATATTCTGATTCTAAAATAGAAGATATCGCAGATGAATATATAAATGCATTAGAACTTATTATAGACGATTATGATAAATTAAAAAATATCTCTTCTAATGGGCAGCAGTATTTTGATTCTTATTCTAAACCTGATTATATAATTGATTTATTTTTTAAACTAGTTAAAATACATGAACTCAATAATTAAAGAAAAATTAGCAATTTGCTATTCGTGTGCCGGAGAAAGTTATCGAGAGAGTGCGGTCCGTCAATTAACAGAGCACTACTTCGATGATGACAATTTATTTTACTTTATAATAACAGATGATAAAAAGTATTTTGATAATATAAAAAGGAAAAACCTAATTGTCAATGAATTAAAAGACTTTTATGAAGAGTTTCCTCACATAGAAAAATATGAGGCTTTATTAGAATCCGTAGATAAAAATGATTATGCTAAACAGTTTGTAGAATCGGGGTATTTATATTCTTTTTCATTGATGAGATTTCATTTATTACAAGCTTATAAACATGGAATACCTAATGTATCTATAATGTGTACAGATACTAATATAAATTTTGAATTATTTAATAATAATTTATTTGATACTAAAAATACAATTTATAATGCAGTATCAGAATGGGATACAAGCATTAATGAAAAGGACATGGGTCTAGTTAAGAACTACCTAAAAGAAAAATATGATCTAGTACCTTCAGAACTCGTACGTGTTTTAGACGCAGCGGCAAGGTTTTTTGTTTTTAGTGATTTAGATAATCTATATAAGTTTTTTACTGTTTGGGATAATGTAATCCTGCACTTGTATGAAAACGATTATATGAAAAGATTCGCCGGATCATACGTATACCACGATGAATATATATTAGCTCCTATCTATAATGTATTTAAACTTACTGAAAGAGATCATCATTCAACAAGTAGAATATTTACTGTTATACATAACCAAATTCATGAAAGGTTTTGGAAAGCAGGAGGATCTGTTGATGGTATTATGGATCACATTAATTATAACGAATTTTTAAAAATAAACAATTTATCTAATGGCTAATATAAGTTATCACGGATCTCATAATGGAGGTTTGGTTATAGAAAATAATGGTGAAATCCTATGTGTTGTAGAATTTGAAAGATTCATCAATAGTAAAAATGTTGGGATGTCTCAATATAAAATGCCTAGACATATTATAATTTGTCTTGAGCAGATATTAGATTGGGTTTATAAAGAGTATGGAATAGAAGAATTTGAAAATTGTTATTTTTCATCTACAGATTTTATAGGAGAATCTTTTACAGGTCCCTATCAGCTTTTTCAAACTTACAACATGATAAAAGCTAAAAACTATATTCATGGAACTCATCACGAATCTCATGCGGCTGGTTGTTTTTATCAATCGCCATTTAAAGAAGCTATAGTATTCTCTTTCGATGGAGGCGGAGATGACGGAGAGTTTAATGTATACCATGCCGTAAGAGGTCAAGAGCTTAATAGATTAGCTCAACTTTTAAATCCAACATATAATAGACCTCACCTATATTATAACTTAGGATTTGCGTATATGATATTCGGGCAATATCTAAAAGACATAACCATAGATAATGTTTCAGATGGTAACTTAGTATGGCCAGGAAAAATAATGGGATTAGTTTCCTACGGTAAATGGAAAGAAGAGTGGTTAGATGCATTCATAACATTTTTTAAAGATGATCCAGACGGGCATGAAAATGATTATGTTGGTAAATTAAATACTCTAGGTGAAAAAATAGGAATCTCATTTGATATAAATAATAGATTTGAAGGACAGTTAGCTTATGATGTTGCGGCTACAGCACAAAGAGCTTTTGAAGAGTGCTTTATAGAAGTAGCAAAACCATATTTCGAAGAGTATCCAGATCTTCCTATTTGTATAACTGGAGGTTGTGCTTTAAATATTATATTGAATACTAGAATAAAACAAGAGTTTAATAAAGAAGTTTTTGTAGGACCTAATCCAAATGATTGCGGAATAGCTTTAGGATTAATGTTAAAACATTTAAAGCCTGAAAATGCTATTGATATAACTTATAAAGGGCTTCCTATATTAGATAAAAATTTACTAGTCCAAAGAGTTTGTGAGCATAATAATGTTAGGAGATTAATGGAAAGAGACGAGGCATATCATCCGGTTGAACAATATGATCCTTCGATAGTAGTTCAAGATTTATTAAGTGGTAAAATAATTGGCGTAGTTAAAGGACAATCAGAGCATGGTCCTAGAGCATTAGGACATAGAAGTATATTATGTAACCCATCCATACCAGAAATGAAAGATGTATTAAATACTAAAGTTAAAAATAGAGAGTGGTATAGACCATTTGCACCGGTTGTTAGATTAGAAGACGTAAGTAAATATTTTGAATGGGAAGGAGAATCTAGGTGGATGAGTTTCTGCCCGACAGTTAGAGAAGAGTGGAGAGAAAAGTTAGCCGCTATTACTCATGTTGATGGAACTGCTAGAGTACAAACAGTAACAAAAGATCAAAATGAATTTTTATATAACCTACTTACTGAATTTGAAAAATTAACAGGCGTAGGAGTTTTACTAAATACGTCTTTTAATGTTAATGGAAAACCTATACTATCTACATATGCAGACGCATTTGAAATTTATACCAAGACACAGTTAGATTGTTTATTATTAGAAGATTATTATATAAGAAAAGAAGATTATAAAAGATATGAAAAATAAACCTGTAGTTGTTACTTGGGGATTAGGACCTAGTTATAGAGATAGGGTCAAACAAAATTTTTTAGAAAGTATTTCTATGGGATATAGTGATACCATGGATTATATTATTTTAACTGACTTACCGTCTGATTTTGATGAATTAAGAAGTAGCACAAATAAAATAATAGGTGTCATTAATATTCATGAAGTAAGAAAAGATTATCCATGGTCTATAGATATAGAATATATACCTACTAATCAAGAAACTTATGGAAAAGATTATAGAGATAATTTATATAATAAAAACTTTTTTTCTTATTCTTTAAATAGATTCTCTTTACCAAGAATAGCAGAACTAGGATACACTAAGTTTATAATGCATGATCCAGATGCAAATTTAAAATATGATAAAATAGTTTCTGGAGAAATATCTGAAGAAGAATTCTGGAGTGAATTTGATACTCCAATAAATTCAATGAAGGCATGTCATAAAGAAGAATTAAAAATAGAGTTAGGAAAATTTCATGATACCGCAGCAATGGGATCTGCAAGTTACTCTGGTTTACAATTAGCATCTATTATAATGGATAGGCTAAATAATAAATATGATACGCATAATACAGATCCTATAATACGTAATCTACCAATAACAGAAGGTCCTTTTAGATATTATAATTTTGATTCTGTAGACACTGTTAAAAAATATTTTGATGTTTGGAATAAATGTTGTAAAATTAGTTATTCAAATAACATTTTTAGAGGGTGTTCTGAATGTGGTGGGTATATGCTTTGTGATTATATTCCTGTAGGAGTAGCTAACAAGTACTGTGACATTAAAGTTTTAGACTTTAGTAAAAAATATTATGACATAAAAATATATTTTACAGATAGATACTTTATTCCAAAGTCTATGAACTTCGCAGATGGGAGTGGGTTCATACCAGCAGATACTATAGAACAGTTTTATGAAATAAATAAAGAAAAAATACAAATTTTAAAGTCAGAAAATAGATGGCCGATATTTTAAAATATTAATATGAAAAAAAAGCTATTCAAAAAAGTAAGGGGTTTTGAGAATATAAAATTAGAGCCTACTATAATAAATGATGATCAATTAGATTATCTTGTTCTTTATTTATTAGATTGTATAGATAATAATATAGACGGCGATGTTGTAGAACTAGGTTGCTTTGTAGGAGAGTCTAGTAAGTATTTAAGAAAATCAATTGAACAATCAGAATCTAGTAAGAAGCTATATGTGTATGATTCATTTGAAGGACTTCCAGAGTTAACAAAATATGAAGAGGGCACTGGTTGGAGAGAGGGTACTTTAAATACTACGGAAGATATATTAACAAAGAATTTTGTACAGAATGGCTTAGAGCTTCCAATTATTACTAAATCTTGGTTTAAAGATATACCAAATGAAAGACTCCCAGAAAAAATATCATTTGCTTTTCTTGATGGAGATTTTTATAATTCAATATATGACAGTCTAATTAAAATATATGATAGAGTAGAAAACGGCGGATACATTTGTTTTCATGATTATGATAGAAACGATTTACCAGGAGTGAAAGCTGCTATAGTAGACTTCTTCTCAGAAAGGTCTATTAACTATGAAATACTAAAAGTATGTGATCAATTAGCTATAATCAAAAAAAATGAAAAAATAGTATCTTTAAGTATAGAAAAATATGATAGAGCAAATATAGAATCAGAAGAATCTTTGGACTATTATATAAAAAAATATGGCACAGATAAATCTATAAGTGGATATACTCCAATGTATGAATACATATTTGATGATCTTAGATCTGAAAGATTAGCTTTATTAGAAATAGGAATAGGTAGTTTAGATAATCATGTAATAGGAAATTTTATACAAACGAAATCAATTTACTATGATCACTATATACAAGGTGGATCTTTAAGGGTCTGGAAAGATTATTTTCCAAAAGCAGAAATACATGGCATCGATATCGCCGACGATTGTAAATTTTCAGAAGATAGAATTTCAACATTCATTTGTGATTCTCGAGATAAAAGCGAATGCGATTCGTATCTAAAAGAAAACACTTATGATATTATAATTGATGACGGATTGCATAAAGCAAGTGCACAACTTCAAACTTTAAAAAACTTTTTTGATAGAGTTAAAAAAGACGGGTATTATATTATAGAAGACTTAGGTGGCGGCGGAGATGAAACCAATTTATACGCAGATAGAAAACAAGACGTTATTGATATTATAAAAGATCATGAATGGTTTTTTGGAAATAATTTTTTAGCTATTAAAAAAACAAATTCAAAAAGAGGAGAGTTATCTTTATTAACAGAATTTAAAAAGGAAAGTAATAGACCTAAATCAGATTTAACGATAGTGTCTGGATTATGGAATATAGGAAAACAAAATAGATCATTTGATCATTATTTAATGTGCTTTGAAAAATTCCTAGAAATAGATCAAAATCTGTTTTTATTTATACCTAAAGAATTAGAAGAGTTAGTATGGACCAAAAGAAATAAACGTAATACAAGAATAAAAATAGTTGAATTAGAAGATGTTAAAAATCTGTATGGGCCTTTTTGGGATAGGACACAAGAAATAAGAAAGTCTGAAGACTGGATTAATCAAGCAAACTGGTTAGCTGATTCTCCACAAGGATCTCTTGAGTGGTATAATCCTATTGTAATGTCTAAACTTGCGATACTTCATGATGCTAGCATTTATAATCCATTTAGAACAGAGAATTTTATTTGGTTAGATGCTGGAATTAGTAATACTATAAACTATAATTTATTAATAGAATCTGATTTCTTTGATAAGCTACCATCATATCTAGATCCATTCTTATTTATTCAATATCCATATCCATATTATAATAAAGGTATCGGAGAAGTGCATGGTTTTAATTGGGAAAAATTAAATGAATATGCCGGTGGAGTTGTTGAGTGGATTAGTAGAGGTGGATTATTTGGAGGAAAAAAAGAAGTTATCTCTGATGTTAATAGTTACTATTGGCACTTGCTAGATAATAGTCTGAATGAAAACTTAATGGGAACAGAGGAAAGCCTGTTTTCTATTCTAGCAAAGAAATACCCTGAGATATTTAGAACTTCAAAAATAAATATAAATGGGCATATTCAAGAATTTGTAGAAGCCGTTATAAATAATACGGCAGTACTAGATCCTATTCCTGAAGATAGGATAAAAAGCAAACACAAATTTGTAAATGTAGATAATTTAAAGGTCAGTCTTTATATGCTTACGTTTAACTTCCCGCATCAAGTTGAACACACTATTCAAAAATGGTTGAAGCATGAGAAGTGGATAACTAATACCAGAAATATACTTATAGATAATTCTACAAACGATGAAGCTAGAATAGCTAATGCAGAAATTTGTAAGAAGTATAATTTTGAGCATATAATAACAAATGAAAATACTGGGATCAATGGCGGTAGATTTAGAGCGGCTCAACACTTTCAAGAATCGGATAGCGATTACTATATATTCTTAGAAGACGATATGGGAATAAACTCTCCTAGTGATACTACATTTTGTAGAAATGGATTTAGAAGGCACATTCCGAACTTATATGATAGGGTTTTAAAAATAATTCATGATACAGATATAGACTTCTTAAAACTATCTTACACAGAAGTTTACATGGACAATAATATCCAAGTATCTTGGTATAACGTTCCTCAAAATATAAGGTCAGAATTTTGGCCTGACTATGATAAACTGCCAGTGCAAGGTTTAGATCCAAATTGTCCTAGAACTAAGTTCAATGAAATAGAAGTATTAGACGGATTAAGTTATGCTACAGGAGAGATCTACTATTGTAACTGGCCAACTATATGTGGTAAGAAGGGAAACCAGAAAATGTTCTTAGATGTTACGTGGCAAAGCCCTTTTGAACAAACTTGGATGAGTTATATGTATCAAGAAACTAAAAAGGGAAATTTGAAACCTGCGGTATTATTGGCCAGCCCAATAGATCATGATAGAATAGCTCACTATAAGCCTGAAGAAAGAAGGGAAAACTAATATTTATTCTTGATATGCCAATAATTACACCAAGACCATACACAGTTTCTTTTGTAGCAGAAAGTACTATATACCAAAATGAGGTTAGATGCTTAGTTAATGAGAATGACTTTAACTATACTCAGAACCCATCTGCCGTACAATTAGGAACCTCAGGATCATATATAAATGCCGTAACCGGATCTGATTTTCATCCTTACTCTTCAATGGTAGGATTATATAATGACAAGGATGAACTTCTAGTCGTAGGTAAATTAGCTAGGCCATATCCAGTACCACAGAATACAGACGTTACCTTTATTATAAGATGGGATTCATAGTATTCTCATATTTATAATAAATGGGTTTTATTAAAAAGTGGTTATATAAAGAATTAGACTCTACTAAAGAGTTTTACACCCTAGAAGATTTTCCTCAAGACACTATTGGATTCGTATATAAAGTTACTAATATATGTGACGGCCGCATATACGTGGGAAAGAAGGTTCTTTTCAATAATCTAACAAAGACATTAACCAAGAAAGAGATCGCGGCATGGTCATCGCCTGGGCGCGTCCCACGCAAGAAGAAGGTGATAAAGGAGTCTGACTGGGAGTCTTATTGGGGAAGCAACAAGCACATAAAAGAGGATTTAAAGAATCTGGGTGAAAAGTGCTTCACTAGAGAGATCCTGACATTCTGTAAGACTAAGAAACAACTAACCTACTATGAAGTTTATTGGCAAATGAAATTAGAAGTGCTTGCCATAAACTCTTACAATGATAATATTCAAGGTAGGTTTTATAGAAAAGATCTATAATAAAAAACCCGACCTTACGGGGCCGGGAATTTTCTAGCATGGGATTTTATGTGTATTAGTTTGTAGGTAGAACTCCAAGTTTAGAGCTTGCATCAGCTACAGCTCCTTCAAGAGCGTCTAATTTAAGAACAATTATATTTAGGGCACGCATCCAATCTTTATCATTGTTTTGGCTTGCAATTGCATAAGCGCTGGCAAGTTCACTACGAAAGTCTTCTAAATGATCTTCAGCAGCTCTCCAAATGTCTATCTCTTCAGATACTTGCCCCATCTCAACTCCTGATGAACTCACCGTAACTTCTTCCTCAATTTCTTCAAGTAGAGGATTGTTTGTTTTATATTTCTCAAAATTAAATGCCATAGTTTGTTTTTTATTACGCTCCTACATCTTCTGTATCTAAATCTGCTAAGTTGATGTCATCTTCTTGCATACTAAAATCAGTAGCAAAGAAGTCAACTATGTCTTGTGGATCAAATCCATCATCAATTAGATTTTTAATCGTACCTCTAGTTAGAGAGTTGGTAGCAAGCATTTTTAATACCGCCATATCTGATAATCCCCTTTGTCTAGCTAAATCAACGGCTTTTTTAACTTTAGGCAATTGGGGTTCAAGCGTAGTATCTATAAGATCCATCATGCGATTATAATATTCGCTCTCAGAATCACCATACACACTAGATCCTTTTGCGCCTACTGCGTCTCTTTGTGCCTGGATAAAAGAATCATCTTCCATACCCTCGTTCATTCCTAGTGTATCTTTTACAACTCTAAGAATATTTTGAGGCGTTTCTCCTTGACGCAAAAGATTTTCAATTGCTCCAAGAAGTTGATCGTATTCATTCATGTCAAGTTCTTCTGCTTCTTCAACCTTTGCTTCATCATTATCACCATCCATTTCATTCATACTAACATCCATGTGACGATTAAGTTTACCACCAAGACCGTCAATAGGATCTTCAGGACCTTCATAAGGTTCTTTCATAGCTTTTTGTTGACCTAGATTAGTCTCCTCTTCTTTAAGAGGATGGAGATCTACGTATTTACCTAAGATACCATGAGATCCTAGGCTATGTTCTTTCAAATACTTTGCAATGTTAAAATCTTTCATTTATTTTAAATTTATCTAGTAATAAATATCTACTTATTTAATAAATAAGGATTTAAGGCTAGCCCACAAAACCACGAGAGGGGCGACGACGAAAGCCGAAACCACGCTAGACACAGCAAAGATTATAAAGCCTACGATCATATAAACTATACTATACATAGTCATCTTTATACCTAGGTCTAGATTAATAGGCATTACAACAATACCTAGAACTGCAATAGCTACAAGTATTCCAAATAGAGCAGTTAATACCTTACTAAACTTGACTACTAAAAAACTAACTATGATACAGGAAATTGAAAACATGATCCATGCCATAAAAATCGTTTTTTCGTGAAGGGGCCTAAAAATATTGTATTTACAAATTTATATTAAAGATAGTCTTTTACCTTAGTATTCATAAACTCAGGAGTAAATTCACCATCCACAAACACGTCTTCGTCAGAAGCAGTAATAACCCTAGATACACTAAGTCCTTCTAGGGCGGCAGTAGCGATAATAGTTTTCACATAGTGAAACGGAGACTTGATATTACGCGCATTTTGAAGCGCCCCATTACTAAGCTTAATGAATAAATGATAACCTCCAGGAATCTTACTTAGTGGATTTAATTCGTACGTGTTTTTTGTTTTCATAACTTGTTTTTTTATTGGTTAAAATCTTTAGGTACTACGGTTAATTTTTCTCCTAGCTCTTTAATAACGTCAATCGCATCTTTCGAGGAGATCTCGAATCCTTCACGCCTATCGTTTACTCTATAGCCACGGCTCGCCAGGTACTCGTGGACCGCTTTCTCTAACACATGGCTATTGATACATTGGTATTTAAAAACCTCGAACCACGGCGTTATTACACCAGTTGCAGAATTGATCTCCTTGATCCTTTGATGAACCGAAGTGGTAGTCATTCCTATTTTACATATACCTGGCATAGACTTATTCACTAAAACGTATACCCACTCTGGTTTTCTTACACTCATAGTAGGATCTAGGATACCTTCACCATAGTAGGTGACATCTTCCCAGCCCTCAAACCCTGTATCGGTAGACGGAGTCAAGGTGAAGGCAACAGCCTTTCTGGATAGATTATCTACTCCGTGTTCTAACTTAATGTAAAAGGGAGTTTCGTTTTCAGTTATCTTTTTCATATTTACGTAAATTTGTTTTGCGTATATGATGTAGGATTATTTTTCCTATACAAAAACCAATTAGGTAGTGGATTATAAAGTTTAATATCATAATTTATGTATTTACTTTTTTTAGAAAATCCTACTTTCCCCGGACCATGTGATTTTGGTTTTCAAGTTTTCTTTGTAATCCCCGGTTTCGGAATCGAATAGCATATCATAATGGGCAAAGTATATGGCATTCATCAAGTCGCATTCTTCTTTTAGTATTAGATCCACTTTTTCGAAGAACTCTAATATAAGTCCTACATTATTAACTTGCTTTACGCAATCTAGAGCCTCTTCAAATTGCTGTTTGTCTAACTGTTTAGATAAGCTTAGTATATCCATAGTATTTGTTTTTAATAAGAATCGTAGGGATTTTCATCAACGATGTTTCTTCTCCACCATTTTTTAAGCCTGGTGTTTTTACATTTAGGAATGATTAGAAATTCTATTACTATTCCAAATGTTATCAATACTCCACCTGAAAGGCACATCCAAAAGATAATGTCTATAAAAATTTTTATGGCTGTCATATTATTTACTTTTATTGTTTTTGTAATATCTTGCACTCCATAAACCACTTGGGTTTTTAAATACCCCACAAGTACCTCTAACATTTACCATATATCCACTCCACCTAAGATTGAAGTTAGTAGCATAGAAGCCACGATCTGCTGAATTATAATTGTATTCATAATTTGGACCTTTAACTATTTGTAAGATCTTCTTGATCATGTCGGTATAAGTAAAGTCATTTCCATTCTCTAACATATAATCTACAAGCTTTTCTTTTATAGTCTTCTTCATTTTATTTATGTATTTACTTTTTATAGGAATTTGGAAATTTTCCCGGTGTGCACCACCAGTCAACGCGAGGCTCCCTGCTAGGGCCCCCCTATCTACCACAATTAGCCCTTTACCAGGATGCTAGTTGGCTGCTAATGACTAGGAGCAAGGCACCAGCATGATGCTAGTACCTCAACTCTCTAACCAATTTATTTTACGTAAGAGTCAGCCAATTCCCAAAGGTCTCCGTTTAGATTGAAGTCCTCTATAGGGTTTTTGATAGCCCTAGCTTGACGGTTGTTCAATTGGAAGCCGCCTTTGATTAGGTTCTCTTGTAAGATATTATAGGTATTCCACAAGGTCTTTCCTTCATCAGCAGAACGCTTAGGGCTCAAGATGTCCATGATCTCGTACTGTTCGGGTTGTCTGTCTGTTCCCATTCTTAGGGCCAAGGCTTCTACAGCAAAACCAAATCTCTCCTTATCATTCATCTCAACCATATTCCACTGGCTGATCTTACCTACAATACTCTGGAGTCCTTCTACCTTACTATCTATAAGGTTCTTTACTTCTTGGAAGTTCATCTTAGTATGTCTTTCTCTAAAGCTTCCCATGTCTTGGGACTTAACGATCAGGCCATTCTCACACACTAGGCGGAACAGTCCCATCTCAAATTGGATAGGTCTAGTGCCATCATGTGAGTTGATCAGTACAACCTCAGGCCTTGCTTCGATTCCACCCTCAGGGTTCTTAATGTAGAGGTCCGGGTGTTGGAAGCGGGTGATGTGGATACCCCAATTCTTACGTAGGTCGACGTTTGACTTTGACTGCTTGACGCCAGTCAATAGATAGCCCATGTCTTGCATGTGTTCGATAACCTCAAAGGTCGGGGTGAATTGATACTTGGGACTCTTAATGGTAGGAGCGGGTGAAGTTGCAAAGATAGCCGGAGCCAGAGTCTTTGCAGAGTCCATTGAAATTGAAGTGATAATGTTGTTCTTAAAATCTGTTGCTTTTGTCATAACCTTTATTGTTTTTGTTTGTATAAGTAAATATAAGACTTTTAATTGATAGTAGAAAAATTATCTTTAGAGTGTCATGAAGCACTTGATAAGATCTATCTGAAGGTTCTTGGCATCATTTAGCTCTTGTTGATATGCTTCCTTCGCTGTCAGATCTTCTTCTCTACTAAAGATCTCTATCAGCTGTTCTATCCTTTCTATTCTGTTCACAAGTGCGGCTGAGGGGATCGGGTAATTTTTGGCTGTAATTTCTAGTTTCATAACTTTTTATTTTTAATTTTAATTTTATTGATTAGTAATTAGTAAGGCGTCCATGTAATAACCTCGCACTCAAGATCTTTGAGGAGCTGTCCGTATCCTATATGCCTCTTAACAAAAGACTTATCTATCCATACTGTATCGACGGTATAGTTTTCATCTCCAGCATAGCCTGAGAAATAACTGGCTGTCTGATTGAGATTTCTCTTTTTAAGGGCTCTTAGTAGCTGGCTGAGGTTCATCCTGTCGATAGTCGTGGTAGATACTGTAGTCATTCTGTTATTGATTTGTTATATAGTAAAATTAAGCCATTCCAGCGACATAAAAAAATCTTTTTAGTCTTTTCCCAAAAGTTTTTATTGGCAACCAATCAGTTATAAGTGGTTCAGAATCAATCAGTTAGCCAGATCCTAAGTAGTTGATTATCAATCAGTTATAAAAAGAAAGGCCCGGGCAAAAGCCCAGGCCGGAAATAAATAACAAATGTAACCAATCTGTCAATAGGTCTTATGCATCAAGGTTAGAAAGCTTGAACACGTTTGACAACCTACCACGAGTCATATCATAGGCCTCGTTAACGATACGACCGTTGAAATACTTACCTGACAGGACGTCAGATACATGTGTAGTAGAAAAACCTGTTGTTTCGGCAACTTTAGTAATGTCACCAAGGCGAAGCTTACGATTAACACGGCTTACCTTCTGAATGTAGCTAAGTTTGTTGTAGCTAGTAGGACGATTTGAATTTTGCATAACTGCTTGTTTTTGTTTTATAATTGTTTATATATTAAATATAAGACTTATTTTTCAATCTATTATCCTCAATCCCTCTAGTCAACCACTTTTTTTATTAAAGATTCTTTAGAGCAGGCCCCGATTTCTTTAAATAATATTTAGCCCTATCGAGGGCGTGTCCAAAAACCATTTAGCTCCGCCTATAGGTTCACTAAATAATCTTTAGCAGCCTGCCATTTTCTCTAACTGATAATCAATTTCTATCTGTGTAGATCTGAAAGTATCATAGTTATTCAGGGACAGGTCTGGCCAACGGCTGGCATCATCCCATTCTTTAGGGAACATAGGTTGGTAATCCTGATTCTCTGTCTCATACTGTGTGCTAGTCATTGTCGCTAGCCTCTTTAATTCATGCATCTTCATATTATTGTTTATTTAGTTTTTATTTGTGGCCTTTACACCTACAGGTACATTTGCTATGGTATGACGTAGAGATTCTACATCTAGGAACTCTTGACTGTACACCTCTTCCATTTTTTCATCTCCTTCATAGATCCTGATCATCTCCTCTATCCTTTGCATTCTGGTAGTAAGTGACTCCAGTAATAAGGCTCTTTGTTTTTCTGTGATTTCTAGTGTCATATTTGATTTATTATATAGTAAAAGTAAGACTTATTTTTGATACTGATATGGTAGATCTTTCTAGTTATCCACTTTTTTTAAAAGCTATTGTCACTAAAGAGATCATACTCACTCCAATCATCTATGATCGGCTGGTTCATTTCTGCATTAATCATATCCAATAACTGGACCGCGTAGTCTTTATCTACCCAACCTGAGTCGTCTACGCTTACAATGTCACCGATGTAATAGAGACCGGCTTGTTTTTTTAGATCTTTCAATTTAACTGTGTATATCATAACCATTTATATATTTATGTAAATTTAACTTTTGTTTAAAACGACCGTGGGTTTATACCATATATCTATTTCTAGTAAATATATATTTTGATAGAAACGACCGTGGGTTCTGATTATAGTGTTTAAAGATAATCCTGAAGATCATAACTATGCACAGTAGGATAAGTCTTAACTAATCTCTCACCATAGGCTTCTACTGTTTTCATATAAGATTCTCTACTCTTAACAGGGAAATCTATGATCCCACCTTCTGGATGTCTAACCTCTACTCTCACACAGTCATATGATTCTATATATCCGGTTCTTTCTGCTTCGTACTGGTCTTCGCAAGTCTGGTAGGTGAAATTGAATTCTGTCATACTGATTGATTTGTTATATAGTAAAAGTAAGACAATCCAGTGATATAAAAAAATTTGGAGCTAACTATTTTCAAAAGTTTTTAGTGGTAATCAATCACTTATGTATATTCTTATTTATAATTCCTAACTTATTGGGAATCAAGTACTTAGGTGCCGCGGGCATAATACGGCTATTGCTAGGCATATTGATCCCCTTATATACTATTGACACAAACTAACACAAATAAACACATTCTAACACTTTATATTTTATACACCCATAGGTTTTTTCTAGTATATCTTTATATTCCTATATCCATATACAGTTTTGGGTGGCCTGTGGGTTGTTTGGGCTCGTTCAGGTCTAGTTTCTTTTATTATCCTTATATCCCAATTCTTATTAATAGACGTTGGTGTAGGCGTATCTGTACCATTTCTATTACTGGTATTATTATCTATTTCTATTACTGGATTTATTATATTATGTATTTCTTGGGATCCTAGTAGTCCAGCCAATCTTTATTTGGAACCACAGCACTAATTGATCCTGCATCTTCTCCATCATTTATATAGTAAAATCCATTCCTAGCATTACCTTTTCTTAAGGATCTCATCATGAGTGAGTTTGCAGCCGTGTCTGTCTTCGGGTTTCTTACAGTATTATTCATTGAACCCTTTATTTTAACTGGGAATATTATAGGTCTAGAATTTAAATCTATAGTAGATCCATCAGAATAGGTGGGAAGTTTTGTTCTTTTTTCTGGATAATAATCTTCTTCAGGTATATCAGGTCCAATATTATATCCTGTTTTCAAGAAGTATCCTAATTCTTTTTCTCTTCTATCTAAGGTTTTTTTGCCTGCCATTTTAGTCTTACCGTATTCTCTTGTACCATCCCACTCCCCTTCAGCAGGAACTCCTATCCTTGCTTGAAGCGCTTGAGTTGCTGCAAGTTTAGATCCTACATGTATTCCATTCTTACCTGCTAAATTCTTATCTGTAGATCCATGGTAAAACTGGATTAGATTCTCTTTTAATATTCCTTCTAGTATCTTTGTTAGTTTCACTATTATTTATTTGGAAGTATGATTTCTATATCTCCAGTTCTGTCTACATATACCTCAGATCCTTTAGGAGCATTTTTCTTTACGTAGGCTTGATAGAGTTTAGATCTTCTATTATCAGAGTAATCTACTTCGCCTTCATCATCAGACCTTTTGGTTGGGTTTATAAATATAGTATTTATGATCTTTCCTTCAGCTTGATCAGCAGCAAGTTCTTTTTTGGTTGCATCTAATACAGTTGACATCACTCTGTACATCTCTCCTTTATTAACTTCTTTATCGAAGCTAACCGTAGTTTTGTCAGGTCCTATTTTAAATTCTACTCCAAAACTAATGTCATAATCAAATTCATTGGATCCTACTTGATATGGATCATCATCTTTATGTATGGCTATAAGATATTTGGTTCCTGAGTCTGATTGGAATTCATATTCTGCTTTATATTCGGTAGAAGCTTTGACCTTTCTATACTCATAAGGTTGTGCTGTACCTTCTCCTACCTCTTGTATTTTATCTTTTTCCTTGAAATTCTTGTTGATAAACTTAATGAAGCTACTACTAGATTGTCTTAGATCCTTTTTAAAATTAGGAAATAGAGTGTTTATATAGTGATCATACACATTCTTTCTTTTCTTGTCTGACGGAGAAAATAATATGGAATATATATTTTCATCTCCACCTTCTTTCTTCATAGTGTTCTTGGTAGCTTGTACCACTGTTGCTAACACTTTAATAAAGTCTTGAGCTCCAGTCTTTTCAGAGTATTTCTTTTCCTGTTCCTCATCACTGTCGTACTCTTCCTCATCAGGCTCAGTAGGATCATACTTCTTAAAAGCAATATAGATTGATTTACCAGGATCATTTGGATGTTTTGTAACCATATTAGAGATTTCCATTGAGTCTCCATTTTGATTGGTATAAATGTATGTGTACATAGTACCGTAGCCTAAGTCTTTTTTTGTAATGGTATCAAACTTATAAGCATCCTCAGGTCTTGGAACGTTTAGTTCACTTAATACTTCTTTAAGTATCTTGGATAATTTCATTTAGGTTACTTCTATATAAATATCTCTAAGGCCATTCTGGCGTATGGTCTATTTGTATCTTCTTTGTTTGTTGATCTATATTTAGGATCTCTAATATCTGATTTAAACGTTTATCTATATCGTACATCTTGTCTTCAATAGAATCAAGTTTACTATTAAGATCATCTATTTCTTCTGGGTTCATACTATTACTTTAAAGGTTTTTGAGTAAATACCTCTTAATGCATTGGTGTCTTTAGTCCGAATTGATCGCTGTCCTCGAATGCTTGATTAGTTAAGTATTCTTGTTCGTTTCCGTAGTTCTCACAATCATTTACGTGGTTGCACTGTGCATCCATATATCCTGCGTTATAATCTTTATTCCTTTGCTCTTTCTCCATTGCTTTGGCTTGTTCTATATGATTTCTAAAATCAGGAGTACAATTTTCAAAACCTCCAAAATGTTCATTTATCAACCATTCTACTGCTGTTTGTTGTTTCATAATTTATTTTTGCAGTCAGGGCCGGACTCGAACCGGATAAGCAACCATTACTGGACTCGGAACCGTTCCTCATTACGCCCACCTGACTAATCTTTATTTTTTAATGGTCTTCAACCATTCCGGCACTTTTGGTGTTTCTCTGTGTGCCCACCACTCACTACCGTCGTACTCTCCTCTCTCAAGCCATGATCCGTTGTCTAGCCACACAATACCATCTAGCACTTGCCAACCATAGCCTGCATCATATTCAAAGTCCAGCTTCTGCATGAATTCCTCATACTCAGCCTTGGTATGTATGTCTCTCAGATTAATGCTACCTTCTTTCTCTTCTAGACAGTTAACAGAAAAGTCTGTATCTCCAAGCCTTTGGATAGTAGCACATACAATACCTCTTTCTAAAAAATTGAGGACTCTTTCTAATTCTTGCCTTGCGTTCATAACCTTTTATTTATATAAAATTAAGCCTTTCCTTTCTTTTTTATGCCGTTATTCTTTAGAGTACAAAAATTATTTTAGGATCGTAGTGCCACTCAACTATCTTTAGTCCAAGCCTTTCTACTTCTTTTTTTATCCATTCCTTTACTTTAGGGTTTTTGCCCACCATGACTTGGACTCGGGTATTTGCTATATGTTGTTTTAGCCATTGAAGGAACTCGGATTCTATTTGTAGGCTTGATTTGCCTTGGCAATTGTATTCTGGATGCATATTTGTATTTATATAGATTTTTAGGCCCTCTCGGATCGCCCCCCTGCCCCCTGGCCTTTCTAAGGTCTTTGTCCTACAATTCTTTCTAATTCTTCTTCTAGCATTTTAATGGTATATCCTTGGTGGTATACTGTGTTTGGATCCACGTCTTTAATCTGTCTCGCTAAATCCTCTCTTCTTCCTTGAGTATAAAACTTCTCTTCTATAGCATCTGACAAGTCCAACATTTGTTTATCTCCGGCTATACTGATCCTAAGATCATAATGATGCCATTTGGTTTTATAGTCCCATATCATAAAGCTTTTAGTTAACCTTTTCTTTAAGTTACTAAGCGCCCTGTTCCTAACTCTAACGATTGAGTTATCATCTCCAAATAGGTGTAAGAATCTGAGTACACAACGTGGACACCATTTTGGTTTTGCTTTGTAGTCCATGAATATGATTAGTGGTTCCATTGCTTTAAATATTCCACCCTCTTCATCCCAAGGTACTGAGCCGAGATATTGATACTTCTCATAGAAATTCTTAGGGAAGAATATGGATCTTATGTCTTTCCATGTAATGTCCCTTGTATGTATCATACCTTTTTTTCTACCTTTCCAAAATAGTAGACTACATATAAAACTAGTTGCTTTTACTTTGAACGATCTATTATCTTTGAATGACTCGAACTTACTTTTCTTTTTCATAACTTTTTGTTGTATATGTAAATATAATTAAATCCAGTCAGTCGCGTATACTTATCTTTATAGTGAATTTAATATGGCTAGATTAGCCTTTATCCTCTTTTGATGTTTTTTGTGGTTTTTTGTACTTTTAAGATTAGCAGGTTTTTGATGCTTTTTGCTTTTTGCCATGATTTTTACTATAAATATAAGTACGGATTTTATAATAAACCATTGTTCCAACCATTATTAAGTTCAAAGTATAATTCAATATCAATGGATAATCCCAAGGTCTGAATAGGATATAGGTGAGCATAAACACTTCACCAAAAAACCAGAGTAGTAAAAATGGCCAACCTAGATGACACGCTCCGTCCTTTATGGTTCTAACGAGTTCTGGGAACCCACAGACCGCTAAAAATATTCCACCTAAGTATCCTATCATTTCTATCATATCAGCTTATTTTTAGCTCTGCGTAGTTCTGATAGATGTTAACATAATTCCTATCTTCTGGATTTCCTACTGTTTTAAAACTTAAGTATTCTTTATTTACTTCAAATTCTACTTCTTTATTCTTTAGTCTCCAAAGTCCTTCAGTCTTTAGTTGACCAGGGTGTAATGGCATCAGAAATTTATCGGATCCTTCTAAATATTCTATGAACCACTGATTTTCTTTCTTAATTAGTTTTCCTTTCATAGTGAGTTTATGATTTCTTCTTAGATTTTTTGTCCGTACTCTCTAATTTTTTGAAGATCTTTTGCTAACTGATGATCGTAAACCATTTTAGATACTAAAGAACATACCACTACTACAAAGATAATTGCTCCTATCATAACATTCTTTTTTTCTGTAAATTAATAAATTTTTCGTATTCTATCCAATGTCCAACTTCTTCTATTCCTGTATCTTCCCAATCAGGAACATATAGAATTATAATTCCTTCCATATCCTTTCCTATTGATATAAAACCAAAGCCTTCGCATATACACGGCATATGATATCCTGGTACAAGATCCTTTGCTACTTCTTCTATATCAAAGTCCCAAGGAAATTCAGGATCATTTATATCTGCCCATTGTTTTGAAAAATCAGCCATTTAATTAATTTTTTGAGAAGTATCTGACAAATATCTTTTTAATACTTGATAATTAGGTGCGTCTTCTGAGCATCCTAGTCCCATGTTACTTAAGATAAATTTAACATCTCCAACTGTACTAACTTTATTCCAATCTATAGGATACCATTTAGGTATGGGGTCTTCTGTTATTTGCATAACTTCAGCATTAAGATACTCTACAGGAGGAGTAGGCGCGGGCATTGCAACTACAGGCGATTTTTTCTTTCTAGGTTTTTCACTGACTGCCATATTATTTAATTTTGTTGTACATTTTAAATTTACACAATTTATTTAATTCATCTATAATTAAATTTATAGTAATCTCCCATTCTTTGTGCTCTTTTTTCTTTCTTTTATCAGGTTTATCAGAAAATAGTAGCTCTACTCTTTCAACTAAATCTGTAACATTTGTCATTAAAATCTTTTTGATAAATTCAAAATAAACTCTTCTTCTTCTTTAGTTAATATGTTCCACTTATTTCTAATCTTATCAATAGAATCAACAAACATTGCTTCTGTTGCTGAATAGTTATAGTCTTCAAATACAGCTAGACAATCTTTTTTAAGATATCCATCTTCTATAAGAGTAGCGATTAATTCTTCTTTATCTTCGTGATTACAGGCTGAAAGAAATTTATCTACATCGATGTCCATGTCTTCTGCGAGGGCTGAGAAAGGTCCTTTGTTAAATGTTGGCATAACTTTTGTTTTTTATTTTACTGAATTAGTTTTTAATATTCCATCTTCAATAATAAGATAATCTCCTGATGTTTCCATAGTATCTATAAAGTAGTATCTACCTCCTGTATATTTGTCTGATCCTATTATATCTATTTCTCTCATTCGAGTATGCCCGACAATTTGAATGTAGTCTTTCTTTAATCCCTTGTCGTGTTTCTTATTTATAGACATTAGTGAACCTGGTCTAATCCAAATTGGCGTTTGCTCTTGACTATCTCCATGAGGATCAAAGCCATTGAACTCAAACGATTTAGGTTTATACCTAAACAATTCATTCAAATCAACTACAACACTCTCCTTACTCCAATCATCAGAACCAAATACTTGATCCATAAATCTTGGACTTACACCTGCATGAGTGAATAGATATTCACCAAATCCATAAGCCATTTGCAAATGATATCTATTCTCATCTACAACCTGAGTAATTGAATGTCCTACACCTGATTGATATCCACTAGTGCCTGTGTAACCTATCTCAGGAAAATAATGATGATCGTGGTTACCTATAAGTAATACTACTTCAGTTTTATGTTGATTATCTTTACTATCATTTGTAAATGAGGTTTCTTTATATTCTATGATTTCTTTAAAATTGTGTATCTGCTCCACTCCACTTATTTCAAATGAGTCAAAATAATCGCCCATAAAAATAACCCTATCTGGATTTTCTTTATATACAGCGAGTTTCCAATCTGATCTCCCATGCAAATCTCCTATAACAATAGTTTTTGACATAATATAAATTTAAGACTATTTAATGAAATAAATTAGACTATCTCCAAAGTACTTGAATTGCCACTATAATTACTCCTAATATTAAAGACACTATGGTTTTAGGTGTTAACTGTTCTCCAAATAATAGCCAGCTCATTAAAGAGAATACTATGATCCCGAGGCCGAAACCTATCAATCTTTGTGGCCAGAGTTCACCATCGAATGCGGCTATTAAATTCTCTATTGATCTTAGAAAGATCCAACTAATCGGGATAGATAAAAGAAGTAAGGCCCATTGATGTTTTGTATTCCATCCATATCTTATGCCTACTTGTAATTGGGTGAAAGACAAGATCTGTCCTACGAGCCCATATAATATTCCGAAAACTAAATTCTGCATAACCATTTTACTTTATTTTTTATTATTCTTCTGGTTGTAACACTAGTCCTGATGACATGTTACCTCCGGTCTCTTCTAATGCATCTTCATTTAGAAGTTCGTGGATCTCTTTCTTGATTTCTTTTATAGCATCAATATATTGCGTTAACTTCTCTTTTTTATCTGGAGATAAATTGGAGATTCTTTCTTTCATACTCATTTCGCCTTTAACTTGCACTACTTCGTCTGTAGATTCTGATTCTATTTCCATTAAGGCTTTGAGTTTCTTGCTATATTCTACTGGATTCAAATAATTCATTTCTATGCTTTATTATAAATATTTGACATCTGAACTAATTTCTTACCCAATTCAGGATCCTTGATGATATGAACTTCAAAGTCACTCTTAGATCCAGCGGCAATGATTCCAGTATACCTCTCTGAAGTAGAGTGCTTTACACATGTCGTACCATACCCTAGTTGTACTCTTTTAGGATGAATTTCCTCATTACATACTTTACAATACTTTGTCATAGTTTATTTGTTTTTATTATTACCAACTTGAATGATACTCAAAACTTTCTGCATCTTTATCTCCTAGGCATTCTTCTAGAATGTCTATAGTTTCTATAATACTTCCATAATAATATGGATCATATTCTGTTGAGCCAAAGAAAAATCCTGACTCGCTTGAAAGTAATTTAGGACCTTTACTATTGTCTTCCATAACCTCTTGACATATTTCGAATAGATCTTTCAATTCTGACTTAGTAACTCGATAATAGCCACAATCGTCCACGCCGTTTTGAACATTATCCACGAACCATTTGTGAATGTGGTTGGCCTTTCTCCAATATCCTACTTCCTCTATCACATACTTAATGCGGTTGCTCTTTATTGTAGGATGGGAATTTCCACCTCTAGTAATTGTAATGCCTTCTCTAAATTCTTCCTTAACCCAATCTCCCGAGGTAATATACACCTTCTTGTACAAATACATGTCTAGTCCCATAACTTTTTATTTTAATTGTTTTTGATTATGCTTCTACTTTAGAATATGTTTCGTAACGTTTTGCTGCAGAGTTCTTGGCACTTTGACTTCCGCCATTTTGCCAATCGTATACTTCTTGAATAAAGTCATTAAATTTCTTAGCCGATACTTCATAGACCGTAGTTTTTTCTATAGATTCGCCTTTGTCTTGCGTAACTTCGACGCTAACTTTATACTTATTTATTTTTAGAATTTTAAATGAAGTAGCCCATACGTAATTGTAGTTAGATCTACCTGTAGAAAGTTTGATGACGTGATTATATTGTTTGATTTTGTATTCGGGATCCTCAGAGGTCCAATTTCTTTCACAAATAGTCTTTTCGTCTAAAGTAAGCGCAAAACCTTCCTTCTTGTAACTATCTAGACCTTGCATTCTAAGATCTGATTCTACTTGATGTATACTTCTATTGATATTATGTATCTCATATTCTAACTCTTCTAGTTTAGCACTGATATTTTTAAAAGCTGGATACCAATTATTAATAAACTCATGAGAGATTATTCCTAACTTAGAAGCCACGGCTCCGAAGATTTCTACATCTATAAGAGTATTTTCGTCCTCTAGTCTAGCACTAGAACCATACCAATTCATTTTAACTGATATCGGATTTCTTGTTTTATAGTCTATGTCTAAAGATAGCGTGCATCCACCCCACGATGAATTTGGACTTTCACTCCTTGATATTTCTATAGAGTGTTGCGATGCATTAATGTTAGGGACTTTTGAACTAACATTGTTTTTGAACCACTCTAGAATATTTAGTCTTAGCTCATTATTCTTAGGAGAATAAGATTGTTCCTTATGTTCTAAGGCTATCTTTTGCTTTTCTAGTAACTGCGCATTCAATGCGCTTAATATAATTTTGTTGCTCATAACTTTTATTTTATTTTGATTATTGAAAAAAACAATTCTTTTGCTTCCACATACCGTTGCGATTTGTTTCGATAACATAGTCGCCATTGTAGGCTCTATTTTCACGAAGTACTAACCACACTTTTACTTTTTCTGTTTCGATTTTGAGTTCATCGCCGTCCCAGGCTTGTTCGATTGTCTCTAGGCTTTCTAACTGTCTTTTTGTGTATTCCATAACCTTTATTTGATTGATATATGTAAATCTACAACAATCCAGTGACATAAAAAAATATTTTTAGTACTTTTTTAAAAGTTGTCGATTGGAAATCAATCAGTTATAAGTGATTGATTATCAATAAGTTATAAGTGGTTGGAAATCAATAGGTTATGTACTAATAACCGTATTTGTTAATAAGTCTGTCGATTATTTCTTGATCTGACTTATCTATTGAGCCTCTACTATGTAGTTTCTTTATATATTCGATATGCTTTTCTACTACAGGCTTATTTGAACTATTTCTAACTATTGCTAGTTTATATTCTTGAGTGAGGACTTCTTTTAATATCTGAACTTTCTTAATGTAATCTGGAGTTGTTGATTTGTTTTCTTTATCTTTAGCTTTCTTATCAAAATGTTCTTTATGTTCCATTGCTTTTACTAACATATCAGCCATTTTGTTTAAAGAAAGTTTATTGATACTCATCACTCCTTGTTTTTAATCATGTAAGTAAAGATAGTCTTTTGTAATGAATTTAAAACTTCTGTGTTTTCTTTTATAAGATCAGCAAGCCTATCTCTCTCCTCTACTAATAATTGCATCATCTCTTCTTGCATTCTATCTACTTTCTGCTCTAATGCATCATTCTTTGCTACTAATCTTTGATATTGTATCCAAGCAAAATATCCTAGTAAAAAAGCTAGCAATCCTAATATTCCATATTCCATGGCATGAGACTCTAATATATCCATTTTTATGTCTTGTAGTAATACCATCTTAGTTTACCGCTGAAAATCTTTTATATAATAATTCTTCCCATGATTCTGCATAAATTAATAAATTCTCATATTTAGAGTCTATTACTTTATACTCTAATAACTCAGTCATAATCTGAACCCAGGTTTCTCTTGAATTTACATATAAAAGAGGGTGAATGCCACTAGGTATTTTTATGTCGGCTACTTCGTCTAATACGTCATAGTATAACATGTTAATAAATATTTTAGTTTACTTAAAAGATTCTATATTGAAGACTTCTTTAAGACATTTTTTAGTGTCTTTTTTTGCCACTCTATGAGCTTCTATTTCCATTGGATTTTTATCATCTGATAAATATAAAGCTAAGATCTGGTAATGCCTCATGTTCTGTTTATAGTGAGTATACTCATGTATGATGCTATTGGCTAATTCGTATAACGTTTGATGCTGGTTTTTATCTATAAATATAACAGAGTCAATCTCATCATAGTATGCCATGCAATCTTCTGTATAATAGTCAGACTTTCTGAACTCTAGATACGGGAATTCTCTATTGAACTTTGATTTACCGTAAGTTTTCAAACACCAGTCTAATATCTTAGTAGCGTGACCTCTTGTAATCTTTAATGGTTCATTCATAACTATAATCCTTCTTGTTCAAATACTTTTTTTATTCTTTTTGGCATTGTAGAGTAATCTTTCATGAAATACCTAGGCATCTTTTCTATAATCTTTATATTACTATATGGACTATTTTTTGGAGTGCACCATTTTCTAGTGGCTAATAATCTACTATAAAAAAAGACATAGGCATTGGCTTTCTTTATATAGTTGTCTATATCTATGTTCAGATCAAACTTCTTTATAATCTTAACCGCTCTCTTCTCATTGTCTAATTCTAGGCTTCTGCATACACCTAAATGTTTTTTAATATTAGGAACTTCTTCTCCACCCAACCAAGCATCTACCAAAGGCATAGATACGCCTACAGATTGCCATAGATCGGTATTCTCTTTCCACTGGGTAAAGTGTCCAAATTCATGGGCTAATATCTCTAGTGAGTCAGGTCTGTTCATAGAACATACTAAAGTCGGTATTTCCTCATCAAAATATCCGGAACACTTTATATTTCCTGAAAGCTTAACATACTTTGTATTTCGTAGATCACATTTAACTCCGTATTCTTTACATTCAGACTTAACATATTTTATGAAGTCTTTAGATTTTTTATTCATAGTATACGGTTTATTGGTTAATGTATCTCTATGATAAATATGAAGACTTGATATCCTCTACATGTTTACAAGATCTTTTGTTGCCAGAGAATTTAAAAGAGTGGCAATTGCAAAACCAATTACCGTTATACAATTCTACTTCATACTTTCTTCCGCCTGACCCATCTATATCCCAAGTCACGTCAATTTTAAACACTTCGTTCTTTCCACCAGGATACGGCCTTCTGAACCACTTGAGATCGTTTCTAGTAGTTCCACTTGGAAGATCTGTCCGGCCTCTATCGTCGATCACATACGGGCCCGACTTATCTATCCAGAAAAAAGGTGCCTTGAAGCTGTGTATAATTACCATAGGTCTGCTAATATAAGGTTTTTTATTCTGTCTACAAAATTTACCTTCTTAGTAGGTCGAAAGACTTTTTGAAAGTCATATTGTAAATTCATAAAGTATGCCCTATTGTCATTACTATATTTTTCTATTCTACTACCTACTTTGTAGATCTCGAACCACTCGTTAGTTTCGATTAGTTTTTCTGGTATATATGTACTTTTGATTTTAAGCTTTTTACTCATAATTATTTTATTTTCATGAATTCATTTAGATAGTGAACTGTTGAAGAATTGTTTAAATGCCATTCTCTGAAGTACGAATCTCCTTCTTGATCATATAATATTTCTGAAGTATGTACTTCTGTATTATATCCATCCTCGCTGTAAATAGTATAAGTCTTATAAGATACCTCGTCTCCAGTATTATTGATCATGATTTCCATACCGTGAGAATTACTAAGAGTCTTGTAAGCTTGTGGCTCGAACCATTGAATTGTTGTCATAACCTTTATTTTTTAGTTTATTGTTTTAAAATCCTATAGGGGAATGCGCCTTATTTAAACTACCTATAGGCCTTCTATAATAATACTTACAATTTCCTACAGTAGATACTGATGTGTAGCAACTGCTAAATAGAACTGAGATTAGTAAAAGTTTTAGTATTTTTTTCATAATTGATTTTTAATTTAAGTGAACTGTTTGAATGTCTTTAGGAAAGTTAGTGTATACTATGATCGGAATTATTGTGGCTTGCATAACTTTTATTTTTTATGCTGCAATAGCACCTACTGCAAACATTATTACTAATAAGATTAATACTACTACAGAATCTGAAACTTCTGACTCTGTTTGATCTTTTTTCCATTCTTTAAACGTCTTCATAACTTTTATTTTTTGTAACCAAATAATTTAGCATCGCTGTGTTCTGTTAGTATGTAGTCCACTTTAATGATCTTCTCTAAAGACTTTTCTGTTATTGTTCCTGTTAAACGATCTTCGATCATAACAGAGCCGACTCCATCATATATGTCTAAGTCTACGCCATTGTAATAAGCTTCCGCTTCTTCATAGGTATCAAAAACTCGAGTCTCTGAGCTACTATTGTTATCGAACCCATCTAACAATTGTGACTCTCGATCTCCGAACTCATCCACTTCATTGTAGTAAGGACTAGAGGTTACAAAAAACATGTTTGGCGTTTTACCGTCGCCTACGATCTCTGTTGCTAATGCTTTTGCTTCTTGATTTGTCATAACTTTTATTTTTAGTGTTAATTAATTATTGGCAAATGGCGTCACGTGATGCGAAGTCTTCGGCTTTATATCTCTCGATGATCTCTTCTTCCTCATTACACATAGCGGGACATTCTTTGTACCACTTATTTATGTATGCATTCCAAGTCATACGACCTTTATCGCACTCCTGTTCATCGCGTTCCATATTAAGCGCTGGGCTATAGATGAAATTATTATCATCAATAAAGAAATTGACTTGACAGTTAGGGAATGCGCCTCTAAAAATGCTATGATTGTTTTGTACTGTTTTCCAATCGCTAGTAACTTCGATTTGACTGTCGATTTCTACTTCGTTGGTAAAGGAGTTGGTGACTTTGATCTTGATATTCATAACTGTTGTTTGATTGATATATGTAAATCTACAACAATCCAGTGACATAAAAAAATATTTTTTAGTGTTTTATGAAAATTGTTGATTGAAAATCAATCAGTTATGCAATCTATTGAAAATCAATTAGTTATAAATGGTTGAAAATCAATCACTTATTTACGGATGTCAATAAATTCATCTCCGTCATCAGGTTCTTTATCATCTAAAGGATTGTGGTTTTTAAATAAAATGTCCCCGGATCCTTCGAGACCTAAGTTTTTTAGATGATCATAATAAAAATCATCAAGTTGATAGAATTCTTGTACATCCTCTTTTATTTCTGGAGTTTCTATAGGATTAGATTCTACTCTCTGTATCATCCTGTTAGCAAAAGGATCTTCTACAAATAAAAAATAGCAGTTATAGCAAAGCCATTGTAAGTTCTCTATTCTCCAATCGCTTTTCTTTGAGTTCTTAAAATTAAGAAGTAGTGGAACTTTTAAATCGGTTAATCTTTTCTCAGCAAATTTACAAGCAGAACACTGATATCCAAGTCTTCCATCTTTCATTAAAGCTTCTTTAAGCCTTACTATTTTTTTAGAATTGATAGGTTGATTCTCGACTAGCATTTCATCTAAATCTTTTTTCCAAATACCGCCTGCCCAGTTTTTAGGCATTCCTTTTCCAGACTGGTTTTTGTGAAGTTCGAATAGACTTTTTCCTGACGCTTCGTCAAAAGTATTTTTAGAATACTTTTTGTATGTGATATCTGTAATACCTAACCATCTCGCAGCTTCTTTATTACTACGAGTATTAGCCATTGCCTCTCTTAATTGAGCTTCTGTTAATTGTAGTCCTCTATGCCACCAACTTTCAGGCCTTTTATCTTTGGCCATGTTATCTTTTGTAAAAAACGGAGTCTTCTTAGTCATTTAACTTAGGATTTATTTGGCACAATAAATTCCACAAATCGTATGGACTATTTAAGAAGATCTCTTTATCATCATCAGTCATGATAGCATTTAATGTACCATCAGAATTCATTCTTTCATATAGATAAAATGAAATAACTTCCATACACTGTTTACCAAAATGCATATATAGTAGAGCGTCTATTACTGTAAAGAACTTTTCATCATAATTAGCAAAGTCTAAATTCAAATCTGCGTACAATATATTTTGTCTAACAGTAAGTTCGTCTACATTGTTAATCAAACTAAAAAATAGCTCTCTCTTCTTATCTGAATTGGATTTCTTTTTTCTTCTTATTAGAGTTTTAGTTCCTAACATAGAGTCTACTCCCAACTGTATCTGCTTGAAATCTTTATCCATTTGTTTTCTTTTTGTTTAATGATAATTTAGATTTTAATTTATCATGAATGGAATGGATTAGATTCTTTATGTGATTACACATTTCATAGTCTTCGTCATCTACATACCAAACAAGGCAAGTCTCTAGTGCTTGTATCCAATTATTTTTATGGATCTCAATGTAATTGTTTGAATCATTGATCTCAAACAAAGCTGCATAAATCTTGCTTTGAACTAAAGCATCTTCAATAGCAGTCGGAAGATGTTTTTTTAAAAGATCTTTTAGTATCTCTGATTTTGATACCTCACTAGCTGTAAGTAATTCTGGACTATTGAATATTGCCCTTGCCGTCTTTCTCATAACCCTCTATTTTAAATTTTATTATGCGCTTCCCTTAAGGATCTTCACGAGCATATTTGATATTGATGCAAGTGGAACAATAAATCCTATAACATTTTTGTATGGATTTCTATCGTCGTAGTCAACCATGATACCAGCATCTCCGAATCTTTTTTGTAGTGCTACACTTATTTTAGTAGCTAATGCTTGTTTGTCTCTAGGATCTTCGAACTCTTGATCAAGAATGAACTGCATTTTAACTCCCTTCTTTGTAGGGTTTTCGTTTACATCGAATTGAAGTTGATACTTCTTTCCTTCTATTGTAATAGTATATAGTGGATTAATAGCTTGAGCCATGGTTTTTAATATAAATATTAGTAAAAGTATGTTACTCTATAGTGAGTAGATTCATATCGAATGGTGGGTTTTGAACTACAACTTGATCCTGAGCTAGGCTGACTACATTCAGGACATTAATTCTTGCTGCACCTAGTTCATATATTCCTGGTTCAGAAGGCTCTATAATGTCGCCCAAGCGCGTCAGGTTAGATAGGAATAAATCTTTACCTGGATCTACTATAGAACTAAAGTTCAGATCTATTTTTATATTATAATTCTGCGGTTCTCCTATTTGATAGACTTGATTATAGTCTGTTATACTAAAGAATTTTTTAGACACTTCCCAGTCTTCCTTAGAGAATTTTAGAAGCTCATTGGCAACATCATGCTCTGTAGAATATAGATCTACAACAAGCTTTTTATCTTCTTTTGTTTGAAGCCAGACTCTGGAAAAGAACGGTTCTATTTGCACTAGAAACATTGGACTAATCTTCATGTCGCTCTTTATAACAAGATCAATATCTAACTTGTTGAGCTTAACTTGTCCGTGATTAAAGTTGCCCCACTTCTTAATGAACCTTCTGAGTTCAATACCATCTGCTATCTTCTGAAGTTCCACTCTCTTTTTAGCTTCCTGACTATTAGGATCAAACCAATTCTTTCCTCTAGAACTTACACAAGTAAAATGGTAAACATTTGCTTCCCATGTTTGTAATAACTTAATGCCAGCATGTATGCATCTTTGAACTAAATCAGAGTCTTCTCTAGATCTTCTGAACCTAGTGTCATAGCCTCCAATACTTTGCCATACTTTTTTATAAAATGTTATTGGAGCAAAGAAGTATTCTGCAGATCTATTTGATTTTATAGACTCTGAATACTTGTTCCATCTTTCCATATCAAATACAGTTGGATCTGTTCCAAAGTCTTGTGTTATAGTGTAATCTGAATATCCATGTAGTGGTGGTTCTACTCTAGTTGCTGATAAGATGCAATTCTCTTCTAAATAAGATAATACGTTAGTATCATAATGAGGTCCAATTACCATGTCTGATTGTAGATAGCTTACGATATCGTGTTTAGCTAATTCAACTAGTAGATTATTATTTCTAGCATAACCTATACAAGGATTAAGTTTATGAGTTATTATTTTAAGATCAAAGAAGTCTTTCTTAAGATTCTTTAAATACCCATAAACATCTTCATTGTCTGAATCTATAAAGACAAGTATCTCATGCTCCTTTTCATCTAGGTTATCACGAAGAGACTTCATTAAGAGTTCTATATGATCTCTAGTATTTACAGATGTATTAATTATAAAGCTTATATTTTTCATATTCTAATTTTAATGCTTGTTCAAATCCTATTAATTTTAATTCCAAGTTTTCTAAGATTGTTGAATCACCGAAATATTCTTTTGTTGGCATAAACATATGAGGAGGAGCCACTACTTCAACTTCATAATCTCCTAAACTGTTAATTGTATTAGCTATTCCTCTAAGAGTTTTTTTATATTCACCGTAACAACAATCTATTTCTTTGGGTGGATTAGGATTATTAATGTAGTACTTAACCAAAGTCCATAGGTCTTCCATATAGAAGAAGTCCATGATTTTGTTTTCATTAATTTGTATTGGTTGCTTATTAATATAATTTTGAAGACTTGCTCTTATGAATCTAGTTTCTAGTTCTCCGTCTCCAAACAAACCATATATCCTAATGTTATAAAAGTTGTCTTTATCAGACATGGATTTTGTTATGGCTTTTTTACTAAGTCCATAAGGTTCATTTGACATATAAATTTCAGCACCAGATCCGAAGGTTATAAATCTACCATACTTATCTCTATGATCAAGTAGATTAAGATACATTTTAATATTAGTATCCATAGCACCCCAGTCATCTTTTGCAAGTCTGCTGCCTCCCTTTACTGCACAATGAATTATTAAATCAAAATTATTATTGTGTTTAAAAAAGTAATCTACTTGCTCCTTGTTACTAAAATCAACGGCAGAACTTTTAGGAGTAAACACATCATGATCTTTAAGTTTCTTTGTTAAGAACTTTCCGATCACTCCATTAGATCCTGTAATTAATATCTTCATCTCTTTAAATTAATGTAAGCTGCAGATTGTTTTGTTAAACTATAGTTGATTGCATTCACTAATTCATCTTGATCAACAGGCTTAAACGTCTTGATATTATCAAAGTTTGACATGATTTTAACATCATCTTCTGACCAGTGGGAAAATCCTAAATATCCGTAGTCGCGATCTCTTCCTCCACCAATAACATTAACACAGATATTCTCATGATCTAAATAGTTACGAATCATTTCAAATGGTCTATATATAGCAAACGGAGTTATAGAATATACAAAAGGTATCTTATCTTCCATAGCAAGACCTATTCCCATTCCTAACATCGCCATCTCAGAAGATCCCACGTTATAGAATCTATCTGGATATGTATCTCTAACTTGATCCCATAGACCATAACCAAGGTCTCCTGTTATAAGGTAGATGTCTTTATTATTTGCCATTTCATTGAATAGCAATTGTGCAAAGTCTCTTCTCATTTAAGTATATTTAAAGCTTCATTATAGTTTTCTTCTGTCATTACATGGTAGTGAGCATTCAATCCTTTCAAGAATGGAAAATGTTCAACGGTTGTATGTACAATGTTTATAGTGGGAAGGAATGCTTTTAATCTTTGTTCTAGGTATATCGAATCAACTTCCATATAAGCAGCGTATCCATTTACATTAACATGCACTTCTATATTTGTTATATTCTGCTCTACTATAGTTTTCAAAGATTCCCATATACTTCCTTCAGCAGATTCACCATCACTTATTAATACCCATACTTTTCTATTTGGTTTCGCTACTGCTCTTCCTAATGCAATACATATGCCCAAACCTAAACTACCAGTAGAACAATAGATATGATTCTCTTCATCACGGTGAGGATGGCCACCATGTTTAGCAAATAACATTTCAGCATCGACTCCTTTGTATTTTTCCAATACAACATATAGTGCTAATGCAGCATGTCCTGATGATAGGATAAAAATATCGTCTTTATCCATCTTAGAATATATGTTATCAATAATCTGTAAACTGGAGAAGTAACTCCCTAAATGCCCTAACTTATTCTTGTAAGCTATTTCAACTAATCTTTTTTTAAGCTCTTTCATTATCTATGTTTAAATATCATATAGTGATTCCAATCTGTTAAGTTCTCATCTGGTAGTAAACTCTCACTACTAATTCTTGGATAAGCAGGGGTCTTTAATTGTGATCCATAAAATCCTTCTAATTGAAATGCGTGTGTGTATAGGAAATATACGAAATTATCAAAGTCAAACAAACCTCTGTAGACATATTGATGAGCCATTCTCCAATTAGGATTACTAATAAAGAATACTGAATCTGGATTTGTTAATCTGTGTATGGTGCTAACAATGATGTGAGGATTGAATACGTGCTCAATAAAGTCATTTGCTATTACTAAATCGTACTTAGGTAATAGTTCGTGCGTGTCAAAGCTACTAGAAAGATCCTTAACGAAAAAAGTTCCTTTAAACTTATTCTCATCAAAGTACTTCTTGGCAAATGGCTTATCTACTAAATGATAGTTTATGTTTGGATGTGTCTCTAATATCTTCTGAGACAATATTCCTGGACCACTACCGATCTCTAATATGTTTTTAATGTGCGGATTTTCTTGAATCACTGCACTAACTAATTTAGCTTCATACTCATACCTTTCTTGCCAAGCAGATTCTTGAAGTCTACCTGCATCTTCCCATTCATTAGTATGCGCGGTATCAAAATGTTCTGTTGAGAATGTTTCCTCAAAGTTTGTATGCGTGACTCTAAATAATCCCATTACCAAATAAATTTATGTTTGTAATAATCTACTATGCCTTTTAATTCTTTATCAAACTCTGCTTGTGGTTCCCAACCTAATGCTTTTAATTTAGAATCATCTAAAGCATATCTAACATCCTGACCTGCTCTATGATATGATAAATCTAAATAATTTTCTAGACTTAAATGACTTTGTTCTTTAGAGTTGTAAGCTTCTATTAACTTTTTTATTGTATCATAATTAGATTGCTCAAAGCCTCCTGCTATATTGTATATTTCATTCTCTACTTCAGATTCAATTATTTTTATAATCGCACTTGCAGTATCTGATGCATGTAACCAGTTTCTGATTGGAGTACCATTATTATGTAGAGGTATATTTTTTCCTAAATTTAAAAACTTACATGCTTTGGGAATTAATTTTTCTACATATTGTCCTATTCCATAATTGTTAGTAGGTCTTACTATAATATATGGGAGGTTATATGTTCTAGCCCAAGCTAATATAAGCATGTCTGCAGCAGCTTTAGTTGCAGAATACGGATTAGAAGGTTTTAATAAATCTTTTTCTGTATGGGCGCCATCTTCTATATCTCCATAGACTTCATCTGTACTAAAGTGTAGAAAGATTGGTTTCTTTGAAGACTCTTGTCTGTAGTTCTTAATTAATTCTAATAAGTTGTGTACTCCATTTATGTTTGAATGTACGAACTCGTTACTATTAGCAATAGAATTTCCTACATGAGTTTCTGCGGCTGTGTTAATTACATAGTCACATTCATACAAAAATTTTAAATCATTAATATCCTCTCTTTCAAAATAGAACTGATCCGGATAATTT